GATACATATTACAATATGATCTTGAAGCATTTTAAAAGCATTATTCGATATTTTCCGATGGAACGTTGTCAGCCTGTTTTAAACTTTATTGATCACAATAAATTGTATTTAGCAGGTGGTGCAATGTCAATAGTTTCGCTATTTTTGATGTTTTACAACACTCGAGATGCTAGAAAAGATTTTGAAAACGCCGTTTCAGTTTCAAAGCTGAATGGTGGAACTAGTATTCTCATTCCTGAGAAGCATTCAAGTGAGCGTATTTTGAAAGTTAAGCGTAGTCGTATTCCAAAAACTCCCTCGCGATTAGAACCCCAATCAATCGCGGGAGTTAACACTAACTTAACCGATTTGTTACAATCAGTTGCACGTAAAAACGTATATGAATTTTGGGCTCCATCCCAGAAGACCATAGGTCCAGATGGCGAACCAGTGCGAAAAATGGTCAGATTTGGATTCGCGATTGCAGTACGAGGGACAACTCTGTTGCTTCCTTATCATTTTATTTCTGAATTGTCTGCTTCATGCTATGAAGATCACGATGTGAGTGGTGAAGATATGATCGAGTTTAGAAAATTCTATGCTCACGAGATTAGTTTTGCCATGTCTGTTGATGAGTTCTTTAAGTGTTGGACGGATAATCCTAGGAAGAACGATTTTGAGAAACACGAGGTTGCTTTTGTTAAATTGCCTCGTCATTTTCCACCAGTCAGAGATATCACACATTTGTTTGTGGATAGAAAAGCTTTGGATATATATAACTATGTTGATGTTGTATTATCAATACCGTTCAGTGTAACAACTGGAAAGCAAATGCCTGAATTATTTTCTACGCAAGCGCGTTTTAGTCCTAAAGTTGATGTTGATGCTACCGGTTATGAACCATATTCTGTGACCGATGTTTGGACTTACCGTGCGAGAACGAATGCTGGCGATTGTGGTTCCGTACTATTTGTCGATGATACACGAAAATCACCAAAAATAATTGGTTTCCATATTGCTGGTATTACTGCTAAGCAGGTAGGATATTCCTCTGTACTAAGTAAGGAACTTGTAGAAGAAATATGTTCTGCAGCTGGTGAAAAATATGTTATTGTGGACCAGATGAAGTTGGAATTAACGCCGGCTAATGATTTGTCGAATAAAGAAGCTCTTGGTAGGGTACAACCCCAATATGCGTCTTCTGCCAATGGAAAGACGAAAATTATCAAGAGTGTTCTCCATGGATCATGGAAACGATCCGCCATGGAACCAGCACGTTTGAAACCATTTATAAATGAATTTGGAGAGCGTGTTGATCCCATGTTGAAAGCTAACGTCAAGTATTGTTTGAATTACACTTGGATCGACCCTGTAGATTTGGAAAATGCTAAACAATCGTTGGCGGACATGCTGAGAAGTTGTTCACCACGTTTTGTTCCCAAACAGATATATTCTTTTGAAACTGCTATTTTAGGAGATGATTCTGGGTTTTTCAAAGCTATTCCTCGTGTAACTTCAGCTGGTTTTCCTTATACCAGCCAGAAAGGTAAACAGACTAAAGAGAGATTCTTTGGTTCTGATGATGATTATAATCTCAACCTTCCTGAGTGCATAGAATTAAAACGAGTAGTAGATGAGTTAATTGATTATGCTTCCCGTGGAGTGCGTTTAACGCACGTCTTTGTTGATTGTTTGAAAGATGAAAGACGTTCTTTGAAGAAAGTTCAAGCTGGTGACACACGTATGTTTTCTGCTAGTCCAACACCATTGCTTATAGTGAGTCGAATGTATTTTGGCGCTTTCCAGAGATGGATATGTGCTAATAGTATTGACAATGGAATTGCGATAACAGTTAACGAATACAGTACTGATTGGGATTATATTGCTAGAAAATTGAAATCTAAAGGTCCAGAAGTTGGTGCTGGCGATTTTAAGAGTTTTGACGCTCGAGAGATGCCAGTTATCCATTATCAGATTTTGGATATAATCAATGATTGGTACGGAGATCAAGCGAGTAATGAAATTAGAAGAGTGATTTGGTATGAAATTGTAAATTCCTTACATTTGAATAGAGACATTATCTATTCGTGGTCTTCGAGTTTGGCTTCTGGTCACGCTCTTACCATATTTGTGAATTGTTTATATAATCATATGTGTTTCAGACTCGTTTGGATGCAGTTGAAGTTACCACCTTCTGGTTTTAACGAAAATATATACTTGATAGTCACTGGTGATGATCATGTGTATAATCCATCCCCAAAGACCGGCTGGACTGAGCGATTAGTTCAGGATCGGATGAATAATATGGGAATGACGTATACTCCAGAAGATAAGAATAAAGTAGAATGCGACAAGAGTATGAGAAGACTTGAGGATGTTACATTCCTTAAGCGTAAATTTGTGTGGGATTCTGCACGAAGACGATATATAGCTCCTCTTGATTTAGATGTTGTTTTGGAAATCCCCTTTTGGGTTAAAGATGGTGCTTCATCATTAGGTGATACGGAGGTAAATCTCAATATTGCCTTGGAAGAACTATCTTTGCATCCGAAAGAGGTCTTTGAGTATTGGTCAAAAGAAATGCTCAAGGCTGTGTACGACACAGGTGTACTACAACCACCGACAGATACGGTGTGGACTTCTCTTCGTCAGCGTGTACTGTCACGTGAGGAGGGCTCTGATAGATTGTCAGAGTCTTACTGTACGAACCTATCCTCTCGATTACGAGGCGTTATTAATGAATATTGTGAAGAAAATTTTAACGTGGCGCTTGAGGTTAGTAGGTCCCGGGATTTTCATCCCTACTGCCAGGATGGGACGGAAGCAGCCCTTCCAATATCCAGGATTCACAACCCCTCTAGTGGTCTGATTGAGCCGCAGAGTGGGAATAAATCAATTGCTGCAACTAATACAACCACGAAACACGTATCCTTTGTTCCAGGTCAGGACTTAGGATCTACCTCGGTGACCAACGTAAGTGAAGAGTCCGTAAGTTCTTTTCCAAACTATTCAACTGCAGATGCTACCAATGATGGAGTTATAAAGGAAACTAACATGATTAAGCATATCCCTCTCACGAGTGGACATCTTGATTCTGCTAATACCGGCGTAACCCAACAAGTGTCTGTGTTCTTGTCGAAGCCCTATCTTTTGTCGAGTGGTAATTTTGCCACAACAGACGCGTTTGCGACGTCGAATTATTTCCAGAGTAGGATTTATCATACTGTCGTAACTGGTAATTCTGTTTGGTATAACAAGTTGTCAGGCAATTATGTTACGCGAGGAACATTAGTATTTACGTTATTCGTCAATGCTAATCGTTTCCAACAAGGTCGTTACATTATGGCCTGGTGCCCTGATGGTGGTGCTGCTCAAAACAGCGCTACATTTGTCGCAGGTCACTCAGCTAAGTTAACACAGGTTACTCAGTTACCTCATGTAGAAGTAGATCTATCAATGGATACGCAAGCCGTTCTCCATGTTCCCTTTGTAAATGCAACAGGGTGGAATCCTCTCACAGTAGCAACACCAGCTCTGTGGGACATTGGTTCTTTGATGATTAGAGCCTATTCACCACTTGTTGCTCCAGCTGGTTCTACAACCGCATCATGGTCATTATATGTCCATATGGAAGATGTTCAATTTAAGATGCCTGTAGTTCCTCAATCACGCGGGGGTGCGCGTAGCAAAGTTATAAGACGTATCCCTGTTGCTGAAAAGGAAGCTTCATCCGATACTCCAGTATCATCCTTTTTAAGTAAAGTTTCAACGATAGCTGGAAATTTATCCTCAGTTCCTTTATTGTCTAGTATAGCAGCCCCAGTATCTTGGGCCACTGGTGTTGCAGCTTCTGTAGCTGCTGCATTTGGTTGGAGTAAACCTGCGATTAATAGTCCATTTATTATGATTGCTAGATATATATTTCCCAAGTATAATAATGCCGATTCACATGACACTACGTTTAAACTAGCTGTTATGGATAGTAATTGTGTGGAGGATATGGTTGGATTTTCAGGATCCGATCTTGACGAAATGTCTCTTTCATTCATAGCTTCTATTCCAGCTTGGTTTAGTACGATAAATTGGACTACGGCTCAAGCAGCAGGCACTGCTATCACAAGTGTGACTATGTCACCTCGAGCGTATGTTCAAACCAGCACTTATGGTGCAAACACAGTTTATTTTCCTGCTCCTGTTAGTTATATTGCTAATTTCTTTTCTGAATATCGAGGTTCTTTGAGACTGACTGTTAAGATTGTTAAAACTGAGTTTCATTCTGGTAGATTGGCTTTGTCTTTCTATCCTTTTGATTATCTCACTCTTGGAGCTTCTCCAGCCGCACCAACTCTTTCTCAGTCAGAATATTTACATAGGGAGATTATTGATGTTCGTAATGGAAATGAATTTACTTTTATTATCCCTTACACTTCTATATTGCCTTATCGACCTCTATTTGGAAATGATGCGCCCTACGGAACTATATATTTTCATGTTTTGAATCCTTTGATAGCTCCCGCAACAGTTTCATCAACCGTTACTTTGTTGTTTGAGATATCTGCCGCTGAAGATATGGAGTTTGCGTATCCGCGCACAATACAAGAGCAGATTGTTTATCCCATTACTCCGCAATCAGGATCCACTAGGGCACAAGTGGATGATCTCAAAGATATGTATCGAGGTTTAGAAGCACTGAATCTTCAGTATAAAATACTTAATACTCAAGCTATTATAGATATGCTTGGTACTAAAATAGAAGATTATAGGCAACGAACCTCAGATGATATTCCTGTTGAACAGAAAATTCGTCTTGAATATAAGATAACGAATTTGACCACACAACTCTGTTTTAACCAGGATAAGATGATTAGATTACTAAGTAGAAGAGATCAATTGGAACCAATGGGCACTGTCGAGCCCCAATCTGGAAATCAAGTTTCAGAAATAGTGTCGACAGAAATTGGAAATTCAAGTATTTCAGAAAGCTTGATTCCATCACGTATGTGTATCGGCGAGAGAGTTATGTCTCTTCGCCAGCTGATAAAACGATACAATACGCTAGTTCAGCAAAACGCAGGTGCTTCACAGGTTTATTTCCAAGCCCTGCCATTTTCAGTCTTTGTTAATGTTATTACAGCAGCAAATGCACTGAACGCACCGGAAGTTCTCACTGACATTTATTCGACGATCATTTCATGCTTTGCTCTCGCAAGAGGCTCAGTACGTTATAAGGTATTAGATGCAGGTGATCCCGTCAATCATTTGATTGGAATGAGGAATCTTCCATTGTCATTATCATCCCCAAGTATTTCCGCGAATAATTTTAAATACGTCGCGGCGTCCCCTGCAACATTTGGTGGTTTTGGTAACGGTGACAATAACACTCTGACCTATTCCGGTATCACTGCTGGTTTAGAAATAGATTATCCCTTTTATTCGAGATCGTTCGCGTATCCCGTGGCAGACGTTAGTAATAACGCTGCAGTTGATTTGAGTTATTCATATTCCTCAACAGCTCCCCGTACACAGATGTATATTACGTGGGATGCTGCACCACAAGCGACGACTTTCTTTAGAGCTGCTGGAGAAGACTTCCATGCAGGCTTGTTTGTTTCAGTCCCAGGTTTCCTGAGCTGGAACAATCAAGTATCTTAATTCATTTTTGTCATAAGGCGGTTTACATTAGTAGGTTTCCGTCTTTAAGCTAGTTTAGTCCACAGTTGTAATAACCTGCTGAAATGTTGATTATTTTGATGTTCGTTTTGTTTTTGTTTAACGCCATTTTTCTCGGTTCGTTACCGGGACAGAGTTTTTGACCTTTCAAATTTACACGAAATGGAATTCCATATCTAACCACGGTCTACGTTCGCGCCCGTTAATGTAAGGTTTCCACTAGTGTATCTTATCCGACTACACCTCTAGGTGGGTTTTTCACACGAAGTCACACGTGTTTTCCCATCTATAACATTATTCATGATTGTACGATTCTCCTATCGCTAACACTCCTGGTCCGCCATTAAGCCCGGACTACGTTGTTTTCAGTGATGGAAATAACGAAGGTTTTCTC